CGCCGTGCTGTCGGCTGGTGCGGTGCAGGCTGATTTGGCTGGTGTGTACAGCGTGCTGGGCCTGGTGCAGGCCAGCCTCAGCGCCACCTACAGCGTGCTTGCAGACGTGCCCGTCGTCGTTGCCGTGGCGGGCGCCATCACGCGCCGGGCTCGTGTTCAAACATCGGTTCGCTCACCCAGGTAGTCAGATCATCATGGCACTCAAACTCATCACCGCAGCCAGCGCGCTGGCCGTCACGCTGGTCGAGGCCAAGGCGCACCTGCGCGTGGACGTGGCCGATGACGACACCCTCATCACCGCCATGATCATGGCCGCCGCCGAGCTGGCCGAACAGCACACCGGCCGCGCCATCATGACGCAGACCTGGGAGCTGACGCTGGACGCCTTCCCCGACGCGCTGGAGCTCACCCGCACGCCGGTGCAGAGCATCACCAGTGTTATCTATGCCGACGGCACCGGCACCAACCAGACCCTGAGCGGTAGCGCCTACGCGCTGGATGCGGCCGACGACTATGGCCACGCCTACGTGGTGCCCGCCTATGGCACCAGTTGGCCCGACACGCGCGACCAGGTCAACGCCGTGGCGGTGCGTTACATGGCCGGCTACGCCAGCGCGGCGGCGGTGCCCGAGAGCATCAAGAGCTGGATCAAACTGGCCGTGGGCTCGATGTACACCAACCGCGAATCCACCGTGGTGGGCAGCGGCGCGGTGTTGTCGCTGGGCTTTGCCGACAGCTTGCTGGACCGTTACAAGGTGTGGGCGCTATGAAGGCCGGCGCGCTGGACCGGCGCATCACGCTGCAAAGCCGCAGCGTGACCAAAGACCCGGACTACGGCACCGACATCGTCGCCTGGGTCAACTTCGGCCCGGCGCGCATGGCTGCGCAGGTGCAGGACGTGTTGCCCAGCAAGGCCGAGACCCAAGCGCAGGGCCTGCGCCAGGCGGTGCGCCCGGCGCGCTTGCGCATTCGTTACCTGGCGGGCATCACGTCCGACATGCGGGTCATCCTGCACGGCCCGGTGGACCGCACCTTGCAGATCACGGCGGGCCCGGCCGAGCTGGGCCGGCGCGACGGGGGCGAGCTGATGGTCTCGGAATACACCACGGCGGGCGCATGAGCACCACCCACGTCAAGGGCTTGGCCGAGCTGCAGGCCTTCCTGGACCAACTGCCGGCCAAGATGGAGGCCAACATCATGCGAAGCGCGCTGCGCCAGGGGGCCAAGGTGGTGCAAGCCGAGGTGCAGGCCAGCGCTCCGGTGCGCACCGGGCTGCTCAAGGCCGGCATCAAGATCAGCACCGGCTCGCGCCGGGGCAAGGTGACGGCCAGCATCAAGGCGAAGGGCAAACACGGGTTCTTGGCGAAGTGGATTGAATTTGGCACCGCCGCCCACTTCATCAAGCCCAAGCGCGCCAAGAGCCTGTTTTTTGCCGGCCTGATGCGCGACGGCGTTGACCACCCCGGCGCCAAGGCCAAGCCCTTCATGCGCCCGGCGCTGGACGGCAAGGCGCAGGAGGCCTTGCTGGCCGTGGGTGAGGCGATCAAAAAGCGCCTCACCAAGCAGGGCCTGGATGCATCGGGCGTTGACCTGGAGGCCCAGCCGTGAGCGAATGCAAGATCATCCGGGCGCTGCTGGTGGCCAGCTCGCCGGTGCTGGCTCTGGTGCCTGCCGCATCCATCGTGGCCGGCGTGTTGCCGCAGGGCACCGCGCTGCCGGCCATCGGCATCACCGAGGTCAGCACGGTAGAGCTGGCCAGGGTGGACGCCAACTCCCTGTACACGCTGGTCGATGCTCGCGTGCAGGTGACGCTGATCGCCACCACCGCGCCTGCCCAGAAACAGCTGCGCGACGCCGTGCGCAAGGCCTGCAACTACCAGCGCGGCAGCATTGCGGGCGTCACCGTGGTTTCGGTCCGCCGGCTTGGAAACGGCCCCGACTTCAGCGACCCGGACACCGGTTTCTACATGCAAACGGTCGACTACTCGGTCATCTACCAGGAAACGAATTAGCAGCGCAACGCGCACACACAGGTCTCGCAACCCGCCCGCCCCGCATTCCGCAGGCGGGTTTTTTTACGTCTGAAAGGAAAGCATCATGGGAACAGCATCCGGTATTTTCAAGCAAGTCACCTACAAGGTCGAGTCGGTCTATGGCACCGTGCCGGCGTCCGCATCGGCACAGTCCTTGCGCCGCGTCACATCCTCGTTGGACATGACCAAGGACACTTACCAGTCCAACGAAATCCGCACCGACTTCCAGGTGGCCGATTTCCGGCACGGCACGCGCCGGGTGGGCGGTTCGGTCAGTGGCGAGCTGTCGGCCAAGACCTATGCCGACTTCATGGCCGCCGCGCTCAAGAAAGACTTCGCCGCGGTCACGGCCGTCACGGGCGCCAGCATCACCATCGCCGGCGCCGGCCCCACCTACACCGTTACCCGTGCGGCGGGCGACTTCCTGGCGGGCGGCTTCAAGATTGGCGACGTCATCCGCCTAAGCGTGGGCACTTTCAACGCGCTCAACCTGAGCAAGAACCTGCTGATCGTTGGCCTCACCGCCACCGTGGCCACGGTCATCACGCTCAACGGCTCCGCCATGTTCGCCGAAGGTCCCATTGCCACCAGCACCGTCACCGTGTTCGGCAAGAAGAGCATCGTTCCGCAGACCGGCCACACCGACAAGTCGTACTCCATTGAGCATTGGTACCCAGACGTCCCCACCAGCGAGGTGTTCAGCGGCTGCAAGGTCTCCAAGATCAGCATCGGCCTGCCGCCCACCGGCATGGCCACCTGCGCGGTCGAGTTCATGGGCAAGGACGCCATCACCAGCGCATCTCAGTACTTCACATCCCCAACGGCGGTGCCCACCACGGGCAACATGGCCGCCGTCAACGGCGTGCTGCGCGTGGCCGGCGCCACGGTGGCCAACGTCACCGGCTTGTCGATCGACATCGTGTCGGGGCAAAGTGGCGAGCCGGTGGTGGGGGCCAACACGGTGCCCTTCCAGGCCGCTGGCCGGGTGCAGGTCAGCGGGCAACTCACCTGCACGTTTGACAGCACCACCCTGCGCGACGCCTTCTACAACGAGACCGAAATCAGCCTCATTGGCGTCTTCACCGCCGACAACACAGCCGCCAGCGACTTCATCGGCTTCAGCATGTCGCGCATCAAAGTGGGCGGCGCCAGCAAAGACGACGGCGAGAAGACCATCACCCAGACCCTCCCGTTCACGGCGCTGCTCAACACCGCCGGCGGCGCCGCGCTGGCCAACGACATGACCACCATCTCCATCCAGGACTCTGCGGCCTAACACCCCGCACCACCCGGCACCGGCCCGGCTGCTGTCGCTCCTTCGCGGGGGCGCAGTGGCTGGGCACGGGCATCTTCAGCAACCACCCCGCGAAAGAACCTCATGAACGCAAACCCAAGTGAACTCGTAACCGGCCTCATTGCAGACCTTGACATCGACGCCTTTGAGAGCACCCAATCCGGCGAGCTGGTGCTGGTCAACCCCAGCACGCTGGCGCGCACCACCAGCACCATCACCCTGGCCAGCGCCGAAAACCCGGTGCGCAAGAAGCTGGAGCACGCCAAGCAGCGCAAGTACCGCGCCGATGTGCAAAAGCTCGGCAAGGTCCAGTTCAGCGACCCGGCGGAAGAGATCGACGAGCAGACCGACTACCTGGTGGCCAGCACCCTGGGCTGGAACCTCAAGCAGGGCGGCAAGCCGCTGGAATTCTCGCCGGCAGCCGCCCGCGCCCTGTATACCGACCCCAAGCGTGACTGGGTGCGCAAGCAGGTGCTGGAGGCGCTCAACCAAAACCAGCTTTTTATCAGCGCCTCCGCGAAACCCTAGCGGAGTGCGCGCGCTCCGAGTTCGAGCTCTCTGCCGCGCAGGGTGATGGCGCAAGCCTGCGCACCCACCTGCAGCGGCTGGCGCAGAACACCGGCAAGGTCGACGAGCGGTTGTGCATTGCGTGGCCGCCGTATGGCGTGGCCATCTGGACCATCTTCAACAGCCTGGGCCGCCCGCCCAGTATGAGCGGCCTTGCCGCCATCAGCCAGGAAGAGATTGCGGCCTGGCAAGCCAACCATGGCATCCGGCTCTCCCTGTGGGAGCTGGAAATGATCGAGACCTTTGACCGCGTTGCGCGCGACGTGGTCAGCAAACAGGACGCTACCAAATGATTGCGGAAGTCAGGCGGTTTTACACCTACATCCATCGCCGTGTTTCTGATGGCAAGGTGTTTTACGTTGGCAAAGGGAAAGCGCGAAGGGCGTTTTCAGCCGATGGTCGAAGTGCTCATTGGCACAGGGTTGTCAAGAAACACGGCATCACCCAGGAAGTCGTTGCGCGATGGTCTGGAGAAGATGATGCGTTTGCCCATGAGAGGTTTTTGATTTTGTGCTTTCGTGACATGGGGCATCCGCTATGCAACCAGACGGACGGAGGCGACGGCGCCTCTGGCTGTTTCAAAACAGACGAATCACGAAAAAAAATATCACTGGCGAATACAGGAAAAAAGCGCACGCCTGAGCAGAACCAGCGCAACGCTGTCGCCCATAGAGGCAAGGTTCAAAGCGCCGAAACGATTGCAAAAAGAGTCTCTGTATTAACGGGTCAAAAGAGAAGCACTGAAGCGCGGGAGCGGATAAGTGCATCACTGATAGGCAGAGTAATTTCCGAGCACCACCGCGCTGCAATTTCATCCGGCAATACCGGGCGCATCAGGTCGGATGAGTTTCGCGCCAAGATTTCTGTTTGCCTGACTGGCAGGCCTGTTAGTCAGGAAACGAGGAAAAGAATTGCTGATGCTCAGAAGGGTCGCCCTGTTAGTCAAGAGCGTAGAGATCGGATTGCAAAGGCACTGACTGGGCGTTCGCCATCGGCCGCAACGCTGGAAAAACTTAGGCGGATAGCCAACAGTCCAGGGCGTCGAGCCCAGCAATCGGCGGCCATGAAGGGCCGTCCATGGTCCGAAGCTAGGCGCGCCGCACAATCAAGAAGGGTGGTGTGACGTGGTGGCTGGTCAACTTGAAATAGTTCTGCTCGCCAACATGGCCCGCCTTCAGAAGGACATGGACGACGCCAAGCGGGCGGTGGGCGGAGCCATGGCCGACATCGAGCGCCACGTGGGCGCCGCCAAGGCGGCCCTGGGTGGCCTGGCTGCCGGGCTGCTGGGCGGTCTGTCGGTGGCTGGGTTGGTAAACGTGGCGGAGAAGGCGATCGACGCGGCCGACGCCATGAACGATCTCAGCCAGCGCGTTGGAATCAGCGTCAAAGACCTGGCCAAGTATGAGCTGGCATCCAAGCAGAGCGGCACCTCCATGGAGTCGCTGGCCAAGGGCATCAAGGGCCTGGCCGGCAACCTCATGGAGCATGGGGATGCGCTCAAGAAGGCTGGCCTCACCGCCACCGACGCCGATGGCGCCATCAGGCAATTGGCCGCCGTGTTTGCAGCCATGCCCGACGGCATGGAAAAGACAACCCTGGCAGTCAAGCTGTTTGGCAAGAGCGGCATGGACCTGATTCCGATGCTGAACATGGGTGCCGATGGGCTTGAGAAGGCGGCCGAAAAGTCGGCCAAATACGCATCCCAGATGGCGGCGATGGCGCCAATGGCAGACGCCTACAACGACAACATGGCCGAGCTGGCGATGCACAACAAAGTGGCCAGCATGGGCATGATGAATGAGCTGCTGCCCGCCTTGGTTGCCATCACCGGGGCCATGGCTGAGGCCGCCAAGAATGGCGGATTCTTGAAAGGCGTGATGGCCGGCCTGGATGAGTTCGGCAACCGGGCTTTTGATTGGAGCGGCAACAACGCTCGCAAAGAAATCCGCACGCTGACCAAGGACCTGGAAGACCTGCAAGTGCAGCAGTCGCGCATCACGATTGACATTTTTGGCGCCAAGGGGTCCATCCAAACCCAGATCGAGGAGAAGACCAAGGCGCTGGAAGCTGCGCGCAAGGCCTACTACGGGTTTACCGATGGCAGCGCGGGCGGTGGGCGCGGCAGCGTCAACCCGCCAAACGTCAAGCCCACCTCAGACGCGATGGCTGACTACAAGGCGCTGATGGATGCCCTCAAGGAGAAGGAAAAAGCCGACCGCGTCAACAAAGAACTGGAAAAACAGGCCAAGCTGCTGGCAGAGTTGGCCGGCCTCAGCGGCGGATTTGCTGAGGATTGGGCACGGCTTAACACCATCTTTGAAAAGGGCAAGCTCACCACCGAGCAGCTCACGGCAGCGCAAGCGGCGCTGCTGGCAAAGCAGCCGGCCATACAGGCCGCCACCAAGGCAGAGACCGAGCTTGAGAAGGCCTACAACAAGGAGATGGAAGACCAGCTGCAGGTCATGAAAAAGCTGTACGCAGAGGATGAAGCGAAGACCAAGGCCGCGCGCACCATGCTCGACCAGCTGGAATTTGAGACCAGCCTGCTGGGCATGAGTACCGAGCAGCGCGCCCTGGCCAATGCCGAGCGCGAGCTCGAGCGCCAGGGCATCGTGGCCGGCACCGAGGCGTATGACAAGTACATCACCAAGATCAGGCAGGCGGTGGTCGACAAGAGTGCCATGGAACAGTGGCAGGCCACATGGCAGTCGATCGACGCCACGGCGCACGATGTCTTTGTCAACATCTTCGAGGGTGTCCAGAGCGCATTCAAGAAACTGGGCAGCGTGCTCAAGGCCAGCTTGCTGGACTGGCTGTACCAGATGACGGTCAAGAAGTGGATCATCAACATCGGCGCGAGCATGAGCGGCGGCGGTGGCGTGGCCGGCGCGCTGGGGGGCGGCCAGGGCGGCCTGCTGGGCACCGGCAGCGCGGTCAACGGCGCCATGGGTCTGAATACTCTTTACGGCGCCGGCGCGCAGTGGTTGGGCGGCGCATCGGCCGGCGCGTCGTCGCTGTCGCTGGGCTACGCCAATGCCGTGGGCGCTGTGGGCGGTGATTCTCTGGGTGCGCTGATCAGTGCCAACGGTGGTTGGGCAGGAGTTGCGGCGCCGACGACTCAAGCCGCGACAGGCCTCATGTCTGGGTCGATGGAGATCATGGCTGGTCAGGGGACTTTGGCCGGCGCAAATGGCGCAGTGGCGGCGAGCTCAACCGGTACAGGCGGAATTTCTGGCGCCCTCGCCGCCGTGCCAGTTTGGGGATGGATCGCCCTGGCTGCTATCGCCATCGCCTCGCAAGCAAAAGGCGAAACCCGCAGCGGTGGCCAGTACTCCTACGACGCCAACAAGGGTGTCGCCAGCCTGCTGCAAGGCCCCAGCGGTGGCGAGATTCAGGGCGACGTGGTCAAGCAGTCTATTGCCGGCACGGCGGGCGGCATCAATGGGCTGCTCAAGGGCATGGGCAGCACAGCCATGCTTACCGGCTTCCAGGCCGGGCTCGAATCGTCCGACCGTGGCCGGGGCGGCGTGTTCAGCGGCGGCACGCTGTCTACCGGCGCAACCTTTGGAGAGAGCGGCAAGGGCAACAACTACGAGGGCACGCTCTACGAGCAGACGTCCTCGCACAGCGTCGATGCCAAGGACGCGATGACCAATTTCACGGCCGACCTGATGCAGGTCACCATCCAGGCGCTGCAGGCCGCCGCCGACATCCCCAAGACCATCGCCGACATGGTGCAGGGGGTCGATGCCGAATCGCTCAGCAACGATGCCGCCACCGCGCTGGTGGCCAGCATCCAGAAGACGGTCAGCGGCGTGACTCAATTGCACGATGCGCTGGAGACGATGGGCCTCAAAGAGCTGAGCTTCGACGCCGCAGCCGGGCTGATTGCAGCCGCTGGCGGCATGGACAAGCTGGGCGCCAGCCTCTCCACCTACTACGACAAGTTCTACAGCGCCGAGGAGAAAACCACCGCCTCCATCAAGGCCACGCAAGCCGCGTTTGCCAAGCTGGGCTTCACCATGCCGCTGGCCACCGATGGCCTGCGCGACTGGTACCGCGCCCAGGTGGACAGCCTGATGGCGATGGACCAGACCGTGGCCGCCAATGCCCAGGCCACGGCCGGTGCGCTGGCACTGGCTGGTGCCGTCGACCAGATCGCCCCGGCCACCGACAACGCGGTCAGCAGCATGATGGCCTTCACCGACAACGTCATGAAG